ATCGGCTTCGCTGTCCGAACACTCATCCTCTGTATCGGTTTCGGTTTCGCAGAGATCGTCGTCTTCCGAATTATAATCCGTGTCATACTCATCCTCGGAAAAATCGTCGTCACAAACGTCCTCTGTAGGCTCTAAACGCTGCGGTTTCTTCGAAAGCCGACCGGATCGGGTTAAAACAGGTTTGTCTTCAATGTCTGTCATTTACATTTGTCATGCAAAATCCTTTTAAATGCCTTTATTATGCTAATGCGGATAATATGTTGTCCGTAAGAATGTATTCTCTATTCTTACACGAACAGACCTGTACGATCCTATTCTTTACGATTTTGAACTGCGTAGCCGTAGAATTACACTTTGCACACTTTAAATCGGTGTAGGCTATACGCTGAAACTTGGACTTTTTGGTTACACTCTTAACTGTGACAGGTGTACTCGTCATATTTTTATTTATGAACGCCTGCAACATATTCACACCCTTCACCGTGTCGTCCTTCTTCACTTCTGGACAGGGTTGACACATCATCTGTGGCGTGTCATACAATGACGCTTTATACCCATCTTTATACAATTCCTTAAAAATCGTGTCGGGTAGTCGATGCTTTCGACCATAAAAATCTCTACAAAACCCAAACCGTCTACCACGCATGGTTTCACATGTACAAAAACATCTTTGCGCGATCGTATGTCCTTCGATTCTAAACCACACATGATTCGATGCATGCGAACGTTGAAGATTTTCGCAATATTTAGAGTTGGTAGAAATAAGATAGTTATTTTTATCTTGATACACTTTCGTTATTTGTGCGGTATCCTGTCCTTCCAAGTTTTTTTGAACGAATGCTTCTATGTCTCGAATGATTTTCTCATCCGAAAAGACATTCTTCGTCTCACGTATCGTGAATCCACCCTCCGTTCGCGTCGAACCCTGTACGATAACAGGGGTTGTAACTTCCGTTCGAAGAGTGGCCATTTCCATAATCTCAACACTCGGTTTTTGGTCGTGAATATGAGAAAGGGATGACGTGTCAGATGAATACATGAGTACGGGTCGATACTCTCCTTCAATTATTTTACCATTGTCACATAACGAACATCCACGTCCTTCACACGCATCGTGTTTAGCTTTTTTGTGTGACCAGGGCATACGAAATCCGCTTCCTTTCACGTTACGCCTTCCACCACCGTACACGGCGGTATCTACGATATCCTCCCACGGTTTTCCGGGAAACAGCAAAGACAATGATGACACGATATGCGAATGCAGGGCCATAGCCGAACCGTGATCGACGACAAAGTTGGGCCAGTTCATATGGATTCCATGCTTGATTTTGTCGCGGGATGGTTTCGGTTCAGCTACCGAAATGAGTACATCTTTGCCTCCATAATGAGTGACGCGATCACAGATTGTTCGAACATATTCTTCAAGTCTTTCGAATGAGAGTTGTTCAGTATCCTTGTAATCCAAATCTACGAAAAAGTTAAACGTGTCCGTTTTCTGCTCGACCACATACAACTTTTCCCCATTACGAATACACTCCACGTACTTTTCGTAAAAATCTTTCAATCTATCAAAAGGAACAGATAGACGACCACCGTCCATGAGCACATGTGATAGATTGGAGCCTTGTTTAAAGGTGAAACCTTGTTTTTGACACCAAGATCTAAACATACTTATTTGATTATATACTTACCTTTTTAATACTCTTCATCGCGCCACACGGAACTCCGCCAAGAGACATCCCTTAGCTCTTCTTCTTCCGTGCTTAATTCTTTCTTTAACACCATAAGTTCGTAAACTGTCTTATCCTTCACTTCTTCGATGTACTTATCAGCCCGGCTTTCACTGTAAGCTTTTCTATCTATGAGTACTTCCTTGATTTGCTGAAGGATGTAGTTCTTCGACTTCATTATTTTATAGAGAAGGTTTTTCTATTAAGAGAAGTCACGCATGCGTAAAACTCTGGATTTTCTAGCACATTGGTCACGATTCGCTCCCAACGCCTACGCTGGTTAAATTCCACTAGTGTATCAAAACTCATAAAATCGTTTTCGTCGTATGTACGTTTCATGTGTATCTTTTTCGTATGCATCTTATGTTTCTCTTCATTAAATCGGCGAACGAGTTCAAGTTGTTCCGTTTTAGAGTAGTCTACAAAGAACACGAATACGGTATATTCTAGTTCTATATTAGGCTCTTCTTTAACGTTAAACGAAAAACTCGTATATTCACCATTTTTTAGCGAAACAACCCCTCTTGTCTCTTCTTCTAATTCTCTCAACGCACATCGTAAAGGGCAAAATATTTCCCGCCGCCTGCACCCACCCGTGACAAAAATCCACTCTTTGAATCTCTTGTCTCTCACCGTTAGAAACCGGGGGGTTTCACCAGCAAACGTGACAGGAATAGCAATAGCTTTATGTTTTTTCATTGCACATTAGCCTCTATAATCCCCTGACAAGATTATTGAGTCTGATTCTTCTCACTCGAACGTGTAGCACGTTTCTCAGGTACATTAACTGGTTCATCCTCGACAATCTCGATCGTCTTGGCGGTGGACTGATCCACCGGGGGAGGCATCATTTGAGCGGCAGCGGCGGCGTTCATGTACGCCTGTGACTCTTCAACCTCGCGCTCTATAAAACTCTTCACCTGACCAATCTCTTCTTGAGACTTCTTGAGTTCCCTGTAGAGATAAGCAGATGCAACAACGCAGATAACTACGGCAGTAATAATCGCCGTATCGCGATCAAGGCCGAACATGTGTGATTTAAGAATGTTTTTTGTTTTTAAGTAGATACAATGGCACCCATTTTAGATTGTTGACCTTCTGGGCATTGGTATCCATGTTGTGCAAATTGAATCTCCTGATAGTGTGCATCCTTGCACGGAGCATTTTCGACGGGAATATATTTATTAAGTGTTCCGGATTTAGGATCGTAGGTGATCATAAAAACGAATATTACTAGAAGAAGGAACACCCACATTTAATAATACGTGGGAATTTAGTTGCTGTACATTAAACCGCCCATACCCTGTTCGATGCGCAGAATGTTGTAACCGACCGCGTAAATGTCAGACTGGAAAGTACCCGCATCCGTGACGAGGCGAGCGGAATCAACTCGGGAAAAATTAAGCTCACCCGTGGGCTGAAGCTTGCAGGTGTCCAGGCAGAAGGGGTAAAGGAAATTGGTGATGGCAGCACTGTCGAAATCGGCGAACGGTGTGTGGTAATAGAGAGAACCAGAGGTGTAATGCGGATTCGTGGGCTTGGCATCCCCGACATCCGTGCCGTTGATCTGAAGCTTCATCTTAGCTCCGGCAGTACCGACGAAATCCGTAGCCGCAGTGCGGTACGAGCAGAGGAACTTGATAGGATGGTTGAACGAAAGCTCCTGGACGGCAGAATCAGACTTAATAGCCTTCTGCGTCTGAGTGATGAGCATGTTCTGGGGAGTCGAGGCGAGAGCTGTGCGCTCATCGGTATCGAGGTAGATGAACTGGGCATGGACCTCGTACGCACCACCGGTGGTGTTTAGGGTGTCACCCCACGTGATTCGAATTTCTACGTCGTGGTACTGTAATGCGACTAAAGGGAGAGCAGACTGCGCATTCTCACAAAAGGAGAATCGTAAAGGGTAAATCGCGGTAGAGTTTCCACCGTTAGCCAGGGCCTTATGCGACTTAGAGTACGTTTGACCGAGAAGAAGGGGGGCGAGACGCTGAGAAAAGACTGCATCATGGGTATCAATAACCTGACCCCCAATTAATAATTCGACCTTGGAAATTTCAGCTTCCCAACCCGCGATGTTACGGTTGGCGGGTTCGTTACGGTTGGTGATGTACACGTAGCCGAGAAGGTCGCCCTTGCGCTCGAAACGCACGGTCGACATACCGTTCGCGACGGGGTTACCCTGGATAACCTGCTTCTCGACGGTCTGAGCAAAATTTGTATGGCGCTTGTAGGTAGAACGGAAAAATGAAACCTCGGGACGGCCCACAATGTGTGCATCCTGGGCTCCAATAGCAACTAGCTGGGCGATTCCACCGGACATGTTTTATATTATACTACGGTTTTATTTTTTTAAGTATCAGAATAGAGGGACGTGTGGATGAAGAGACTCCGTGAGTAGAAGTGACACGATACCGATCATGGCGAGGCGGCCGTTCACGAGTTCGGTCTCAGGCTTCCAAAATCCCTGGACGTACCCCTCATCCTTGGGGTTCGCTGCTGTACCGAGGAAGGCGAGGGCAGCGACTGCGACAGAGAGTCCAACGTTATCGTGGAACTGTGTGCTGATAGAATTACCAGTCATGATTTCATCAATCACAGCGGCGGTAAATCCGATCATGGCTGCGCGACCGTTGACGCGCTCGGCGACGGAAAGGAAATCATTGGAACGTTCAACCTTCTTGAGGGGGGGAACTCGCGAAGAAGTCGTCTTGGGCTTAGACTTGATCTTAGAAGGCGTGCTAACAGCGACGATAGGCTTGAGCGCAGCAATGCAGGACATTGTACTTTTAGATGGCGGGAAATCTTTAATAGATTAGATACTAGAGGCTGAAGTCATCGTTCGATTATGAACTTTATCCAAAAGGATTTGCATCTTATCCATTCGCGCTTTCATTTCATGTAATTCTCGTGCCGTATCTATACGGTTTCCGTGAGAATCTGCGACAGGTGCTTCATCTGTCTCTTCTTCCATTATTTGCTCGTGCTGATACTCCATGATAATATCCCGCGCCTTTTTGTTCACGTGTTCGCCTTTATGTGCAACTTTATCGAGAATTTCTTCCGCTTCTAATTCTACATGCTCACAAATAATAGATTTAACACTTTCACAAAGGTTGGGTAACAGTTCCTGTATTTTCTTTGTATAGATCACGTCTATTTCAACATCTATGACACAAGAGCCGTCGTCGATATCTCTACGACGCCCTATAGGTTCAAATATACATTCTGAATCTGGTTCGTATCCTAGGATAAGTAGCGCCTTGGTGGCTTTTTTCACCATGGTTTCGTCTTTGCAACACTCTTTCACATGACATTCCCATTCGTGACAGCATAAAGGTTGACATCTACTGGAAATGATATTTTCGACCCAATCTTCCGGTGGATTTGCCAATAGGTGTAGACACTTTGAATGATATGCATCGAGTTCTACTTGTAAGAGGGATGTCCCATTCTCGTTTATGGTATGTGTCACGTCACACGTCATATATTCCAATGACAAAAAAATCTTAATATTTCCCACCAAGATAGACACACGTTGTAGTCGAGTGTAGCTGCGACGATCCGTACATAGAACCTCCTATAACGTACAATTGCATATAACTCCCGGCGTTCATATAATAAATCATTTGTGAAGAAAGGCCGTTACGAGAATTGGTGTAATTAAAATTAAACCCATTACCCATGTTAAAGTGTGCAGCTCCCCATCCCGTATCGGCGCCGTTTATATACCACCGTGTATTGCAATTTTCTTCCATATGACCACCTAATAGCGTCGTCGTGAAGAGGTAATAACCCGTCCACGGAGCGGTAAACCGACCGTTGCTACTATTATACATATTACCATCGTTGTATCCAACATCATTGAAAATGACAACGTTTGTAGCGTATACCCGTCCATTACTTTTGCCGACCATGACCATAGGTCTACTGTTCCAATATTGGGGACCTTTTCGATAAACTGCAGTGTTCGTGTGATGATTCAAGTACAAACCCTTTCCGGTACCACAATCTAAGTGCAAATTACCGTCTGTAGATATAACCTGAGCCTTGGGTGCAGATGTTGATCTATTACTTGTCGCACCCACGTACAGTTCACCAGACCACGTACCGTTAGGACCGAAATGAAAGAAACTGTTATCTCCTTCGGCCATTCGAAGATGATTACCCTGCATTAGGGTCGTATACGAACTATGTCCGAGTCGTAACTGTCCGCTATCGTTGCGTATCGTGTACGTACTAGCTCCGCCGTCGTCGTTTCGGGTTGACCCGTTGATAAAGTGTA